CTTCAAGGATCGACTGCAGCGCCGGCAGCAGCGCGTCGGTCAACTCAAGCCCGAAGCCCTGCGTCTTAATGCCCAGCGCGGTGATCGTGTCACTGAACAGATCCGATCGCGCAGCGAAGTCTTCGCCCACCTTAAAGGTGAACTTTTCCATCGCAGCTGAGCCTTCATTGAGCAGTGGGATCAGCTCAGCGCCAGACTTGCCGAAAACTGCCACTGCCGCGGCGGCTTTCTGCGCGCCATCAGGCATGTCAGCAAAGCGATCAGCAATCTGCTTCAGCGCTTTGTCAGATGACACAACCTGCCCATCGGCACCCTTGACCGAAACGCCTAGTGCTTGAAACTTGCGGGACAGATCCTCATTGCCTTCGGCTGCTTTGACCAGATTCACGTTGAGCCTGGTCAGGCCCTTGCCCAGCGTGCCCATGTCAACGTCGGCCAACTTGGCGGCGTTGCCGATAGCGATCAATGCGTTGGCGGCGACACCTGTCTTTGCCTGCAGGTTGAACAGCTCGTCGCCAGCATCAACCGCAGTCTTCACCACTGCCGTCAAGCCAGCGACAACAGCGCTGCCAGCGATGGCTGCGCCGAACCCGGCAACAGCACTCTTCAGGTTGTTGAAGCCCAGCGCAGCATTCTTGGCCTGTCCCTGCAGGCCTTGCATTGAGTTGCCCAGCCGGCGGATGTTGTTCTCGCCTTGAACGTCCGCCTTGATGCGGAGCATGGCGTCGAGGTTCATCGCCATGTCATGCGCTCCGCTCGTTCAGGGCTGCCATGGCTGCGGCCTCCATCACCTGCAGGTCCTCAAGCATGGAGCGCTGATCCTCCACTTCATACAGTCTAAACACCCACGCCACGGCGCCATAGTCCAACCCGATCACCCCGCCCATACTGGTTCGCCATTGCGTCTGCAGGCGGCACCACATCAGCACCGATGGCCAGTTTTCTTCAAACACCTCAAGGTCGCCTTCAGGCTGCTGCTCAGGCAGCGCCACGCCAAGCACGGCCGCATCATCTTGTGAATCATCCTTGATTCCGCCGCTGGCCCAGTGCTCAGCGGCCTCGATTAGTTTTTTCGCTTGGCTCCTTTGATGCTGTCCATGTACGCCTTGAGGATCGCCACCGACAGCAAAGGCACCTCAAGCACCTGCTCAAGTGCGCCTTGACTGAATGGGATCTCCTTGCCGCTGTCATCGCTGACGCCAGACCAGCCGACCAACACCTCGGCCGCCAACTCGGTGATGCGATCCAGTTCGCTCAGGTCTTCAAGCCGTTGCAGTTCCGCCACCATTGGCCCGACTTTGCTTTGAGGCAAGCGCTTGAACTCGCCGTCAAATGTCTGCCGCTCATGCCGGCCGCCATCGACGGGAACGTCAAAGGCGACCGGCCAACTGTAGGTGTCGGACTGCTTGAGAACGAAGGCCACGCGATCAGGTGTAAGCGAGACTCATCTCATCATTGCCTGAACTGGTCGGAACCGCAATGAATGGCATGTTCAGCATCTGCACGCCGTCCTGGTCTGAATAGGTCAGATTGCCTAGGTCGGACTGTGCCGTCGTCATGGTGACGATGTTGCCAGCCGTGCCGCCGTGCTGGAAGGTGATGCTGCCGGTGCTGCTGCCGGTGGCGATCGTGAAGAAATCCTTAGCCGTGATGGTGGGGGCTTCGATCACGATGGTCCCGCTGGGTGCGCGGTTGGTGATCATGATCTCCTTGGCGCAGCCGACCAGCTCGCGATAGATCACGTCATTGGCGATGCTGAAGTTGTAGGACTGCAGGCAGCCGCTGTACGAGAACGCGGAGAAGTTGATCGTGTTGCCCTGCTTGAAGATCAGCGGGGTGGCCTGGTTGGCGTAGGTCGGGGTGGGCAGCGTCTCATCGGTGGGCGCGTTGTAGATGCCGGTCATGGTGAAGCTGATCACCGGGATCTGACCGACTTCGCCGTTCAGCTCAAAGGTGCCACGGCAACCGGTGAGTTTGTGGCGGATGCCATCTTGGTGATAGTGGATGGTGCAGCTTTCAAACCCGCTGCTCTCGGGTGCGTAGGTAACGCTAGTCCCAGCGCTGACGGTTTCGCTCAGACCGCAGCTGCGCAGGATCGGGCCATAGGCGGGAGCGGTGCCCGCAGTGCCGGAGCCGGCCAGCTCAACCTCAAAGGTCACTTCAACGCGGGTCTGCGCCAGCAGTTGATCAGCTTGGCCCATGTAAGGGCGGATCAGGTCGCGGTTGACGGTCTCGGCAACGAGCGGCTGTATCTCAAGATTGCGCACCAGCACGGCGTTGCTGCTGCCGCTTGGCGTTGGGTCTGTGCCGTAGGTCGATTCAATCTTCGCCAGAATCAGGCGACGGCGTGTCAGGACTGATGCCATTTGGGGCTACCTCAGGTGTTGGGTGGGGAGCCGGCTGAGTCCGCTCGACGAGCTGCCGCTTGCCGGTTTTGGGATTGACCAGATAGCTGCCGCCCTGGCCTTTGTGTTCGTCCATCATCCTAGCTACCTATGCTGTGGCCAGATTAGTCACACTGGTGCGATAGCGCACTAGGTAATCGCAAGCGATCACGCCGGCCGGTTGGTCCGCCTCAACTATCTCAAAGTTGACGCCCTGCGGTTGCACATCAATCGCATAGCCGCCCAGCGTTAGGTCAGCCATCAGCTTGGCGTGCAGGCTCTCGATGGTCGGATCGGCCAACTGATCCGGCACGTTGCCGCGCACAATCACCGCGATGCGCACCGTCAGGGACCAGTCCAACTTTGGCAGGCTGGTGTTCTGCTCAGCCGTGTCGCTGATCGGCTCGATCACCAGTGCCGGGCTTTCACCCCTGGTGAGCGGTTCCACCCTGCTGCGGTAGATGCGTGTGCTGACGCCGGTGGTGCCTGCCAGCGCCGAAGCAATAGCGGCCAGGATTGACTCGCGGCGCGTTGTCATGTGTCGCAGCAGACGGTCATCGTGATGCTACGACCGGCGCCGCTGGCGGTCACGTTCAACCGCAGATAGCGCACCGCGTAACCGTGAAAGGTGTGAATGTAGTTGCCCGCATCCTTTGTCTTTGCCTCGTCCATGTTGGCCCAGTCGGTGCCATTCATGGAACCCTGCAGGTGGTAGGTGATCTGGCCGCCGGTGATCTTGTCAAACGTCGTGATCACGGTGCCATCACACTCGATCGAAGCGCTCGAGCCAGTCGTGCCGGTGATCGCGGCGAATGTGTGGATGTTCTGCGGGCGATCCGCGTTGCCGCCGACGATGGTGCTCATGTCTTTTGAAGCCCGAGTTGAACGATCTTGCCGTCATCCATCAGCATCACCTCGCGCACGGTGTAGGACACAGCATCAACCGTGATCGAGCTGCCGCGGGTCAGCGTGCCGAAGTCAGAAGCCTTGGCGGTCAATGTGTAGTCGGTGCTGAGCACCATGCCATTGGCCAACACTTGGCTCGGCATGTCCAGGATGCCAAGGGCAGTAACGGCGCCAGCTGTGCAGCTGACGCCGAAGTCTGCCAGGAAGATTCCGAGATCCTCCGTCAGCGCCATCAGCTGTACTTCTTCGAGCCGAGAGCAACCACCGAAACAGCGCCGGTACCGGTGCCGCCGGTCACGGTGAAGAGCACGCGAACATAACGACGCAGGTCGTTGCTGTTCAGGTAGATCTTCTCCTGGAAGGCGGTGTTAGCAGCAGCAGCAGTGAAGCCGCCACCGGTCACGTCAACGAAGTCGCCGCTGGTGGTCGTGTTGCTGTGCTGAATCTTGGCGGTCAGGGTGACGCCAGAACCGGCAGCAGCGGCATCGATGATGAAGGCAACGTCGCCTTCATAATCCAGCAGATCAACGTTGGCGGGGGTGCCAGCGCCGGTCGATCCGACAACTGCGTTGTTGTGAACTTCGAGCAGATCCGTTTTGGACCCGAGATTGTGGATGGTCATGACTTAGCCCTCCGTCTGGGGGTTGTTGGTTTGCGGGTCGGCTCAGGTCCGAACTGAGCCAGATCAGCCACCTCTGCGATGGCTTCAACAGCTTTGCCAATACCAATCAGGAACTTGGCGTCAGAGGGGGATGCCTCAAGGACATCCCCGATTCTGGCCACCTGCCCTGCCAGCATTGTTTGCCGTAGGACCTTGATCAACATGATCAGAGGGTGTCGTTGCCGCGGCTGAAGGATTCAGGATGGCGAACGGCGATGTCCACATCCTGCATGGCGACCACACGCACAGTGCCGGAAGTGCTGTGGGTGTAGGGGTCAACCATCAGATCCAGGCCGGAGAAGTAGCCGATGATCAGGTCAGCGAAGTTGCCGAACCACAGATCGCCGGACTCAACCTGATTGGAAAGCACGCCGCGGTAGCCATTGACCTCGTTGCCTTCCATCACGAACAGGCCAGAGCCTGCATCCTTGGCCTTGGTCTTCAGACCGCCGCGCATGGCAGCGTTCATTAGGTAGACAGGGCTGCCAAGCAGTGCGTTAGCAGTTGCCACGTCGCTCTCGAGTGCCACAACCTCAGCAAAGGTGGGGATCGCAGCGGCGAAGTTCTCGGTGCCGATGCCGGTGGTCAGCTTCAGACCGAGGGGTTCGCTGTTGCTGCCGGTGCCATAAAGGCCAGCAGCGTCGATCTTGAGCGCAAGCACGCGAGCCAGGTCGTTGCGGACCATGTTCTCCACGTCGATGCTGGACTGCAGCATCAGGCGGCGGCTGTAGTCGGTGTAGGCAGCAACCGTCTTGGGGGTCAGGCTGACCTGATCCACGGTCTGCTGGCTCTCAGTGGGCGAGCCGCTCTCAGCCACCCAGTAGGCGGTAGCAGCGCCGGACTGGCGGGGGATGGCAACGTTGCCGGTCAGGCCGGTCAGCACGGTGGCGCCAGCTTGATCCAGAGCGGAAGCGTTGCGCAGCAGGTCGATGAAGCTGCCGGCGTCCAGTTCGGTGGCGACGAGGTTACCGCCAGCGGTGGCAGCACCCACGTTCAGGTCACGGCGCAGCACATCCTGGGGGATGGTGATGCCGCGTGACTGACGGCCCAGTTTGGCCGCAGCAGCCTCGGAGGCTTCGATCTCAAAGGCAGCAGCCTCGCGGGCCGAGCGATCGGTTGGGTTAGCAAGGAAGTTGATGGCGCGCAGGAAAGAGAAGCTGCGGCTCTCCTTCTCGCTAAGGCCAAGGTCGGCGGCCTGCATGGTCACGGTCTCCTGGTGAATGTTGAGCTTGTCGAGCACAGCAGCGCGAGCCTCGTCGATTGAACGACCAGACTCAACCAGCTGCCGGCCCAGGTCTGCCATGCCGTGCTTGTCGCACAGGGCAGTGATGTCCGAGATGCGGGCGCGTTCGGCCTGAGCGGCCTCGGCCTGCACCACGGCCAGATCGGGGGTGGCGGTTTCCATTAGAGGAATAGGATCGGGGGATGGTGCTGCCGAAGCAGCAGGGGTGTCAGCCTCAAAAGATCGGCCGATCCCGACGCCGGGGTCAGCCGGCACCGAGACAACGCTGATCTCATAAGGAGACCAGGCAGTTGCAACATAGTCACCACTGCCACGCTCCTCCATTTTGTCGATGGAGTAGCCGAAGGAGACATTTCGTAGAACGCCATCCTTCACATCACTCAGGATCTCCTGAGCAAAGGCGTTGCGGCTGAACCGCACGCGTGCATAGCCGCGGCGGCGTTTGCCGTCGATGTATGCCCGCTCAACCACGCCGATCACCCTGTCAGGGTTGTGGTTGAACAGCAGCGGCGCACCATCATTCAGGCGGCTCAGGTTGGCTGCTTCTTCATCGTGGCTCAGGATCTCGTTGCCGAAGTAACGGGCAACTGGGAACTCAGAGCTGAAAGGGAACTCATAGGTGCGGTCCTGCACCTCATCAAAGGTGGTCACCTCAGCGCGCTGATATTTGCCGGTGAGGCTGCGGTCCTCACCGTCGCCTGTGGCCTCCTCAAACTCGATCGGCGTGAAGTCATGCTCAGCCAGCCAGTCGCGCGCCTCGGCCGGGCTGTAGCGCGAGCTGCTGAACCGAATCGCTTGTACCTCGCTTTCGCCTTCCTTGATGCCGTAGATGAAGTCGATGCCGGGACCGCCCGCATCATTTTCACGGCGTAGCGAATCGTACTGATCAGGATCGGTCAGTCTCGCGGCGTGCTCGTTTGGATAGGGGCGCGCAAGAATCACGGCGCTTCGATCTTCTAATGCTTTGATTCTATCGGCCTTGGCCGTGGCCCAACTCTGGCCCGCATCGCCACCCCATGCGGCCCATGCGACACGGCCCGGTGATGGGTAGCCATCTTCATCAGGACTGAATCCTTCGCCCTGTTTGTCCACCTCATGCCGCGCGAACCACGCCGCCATGGTGATCACGGTGTCGGGGCTCAACTCATCACCACTCAAGATCTGGCCCGCCCTGGTCGCCGCCACCTCAGTCCCGCCTGCCCGGCCCTCGTCCTTCCAGTCGCGATACCGCTGCGCCTCGGTCTTCATGCCATCGGTTGGCATCAGATCAATGTTTTGCCCATTGACGGTTGCCATCAATCCTCAGGCGCCTCGGTCGGGTCCTCGAGCACAGACTCCTCCTCGTATTCCTCCTCCTCCATCGGTGGTTCGGTGTCACCGAAAACGTCAACGGTGCCGGTCGGGCGGGCTTGAATCAGGCCGGCATCGCTCACCTCACTCGGGTCGGTGTCGGTGACGATATCCATCTCATCGAGCATCGCCAGCTCAGCCTGACGCGCCACCAGCAGATCCTCAAGATCACCGCCCTGCTCAGCGATCACTTGGCCCAGCGTCTTGAATCCACACCTGACAGCCGCCTTGTATGCCGCCACCTCGCGTTGCGGGTCAACCCATTCCCAGCTACGCGGCACCCATCGGCTAGCGCGATAGCGGTCTGGGTTGGTCTCATACCCAGGCAGGCTCAGCGCGCCGCTAAGCACCGCCATCTCAAGCCACTGCTCAAACACCTGTTGGTGGAAGTTCTCCACCATGTACCGCTGCAGCACCCGGTAGGTGTCGCGCTCCTCCAGCAGGCTCAGCCGGCTGCTGCTGTAGTTGCTC